TAATTTACGTATGGCTAATAGAAATAATTATGACGAGGATGATGGGTTTATTAACGTATTATATTTTGAATATAAAACATATCAAGTACAGAATTATAAAATCAAAACAACAGCGTCTGGTGGAAAAAAATCAATTAAAAAAGATGGTGATTTTAATCCATCTATAGATGATAATACTAAATTTAACAAAGCTTCAAGAGCTATTGAAGTATTATATTCTGGAGCTAAAATTATTGGGATAGAGGATAATTTGTTAAAATGGGAACTTGCTGAAAATATGACAAGACCAAAGTCTGATGTTACAAAGGTTCAAATGAGTTATAATATTATTGCTCCAAGAATGTATAAAGGTAAAGCTGAATCATTAGTTGGTAGAATGACAAGTTTTGCTGACATGATACAATTAACACATTTAAAATTACAGCAGGTTTTAGCTAGAATGGTTCCTGATGGGGTTTATTTAGATGCTGATGGACTCGCTGAAGTTGATCTTGGAAATGGAACAAACTATAATCCGCAGGAAGCATTAAACATGTTTTTTCAAACCGGTAGTGTTATTGGCAGATCGCTTACACAAGATGGTGAATTTAATCAAGGAAAAGTTCCAATACAAGAGCTAAATTCTGGATCTGGTAATACAAAAATTGCTAGTTTAATTAATTCATATAATTATTATTTACAAATGATAAGGGATGTGACTGGATTAAATGAAGCAAGAGATGGTAGTGTTCCAGATAAAAATGCTTTAGTTGGAGTACAAAAATTAGCCGCAGCAAATTCTAATACAGCAACAAGACATATACTACAAGGTGGTTTATATTTAACATTAAAAACAGCAGAAGCTTGTTCACTCAGAATATCTGATGTACTAGAATATTCAAAAACTAGAAATCAATTTATTAATTCTCTTGGTAGATTTAACGTTGGTACATTAGATGAAGTTAAAACATTACATCTTCATGATTTTGGTATATTTTTAGAATTAACTCCAGATGAAGAAGAAAAACAACTTCTTGAAAATAATATTCAAATGGCGTTACAGAAAGATCAAGTATTCCTTGAAGATGCTATAGATGTTAGGGAAATAAAAAACTTAAAACTTGCTAATCAACTATTAAAAATTAGAAGACGTAAAAAAATAGAACAAGATAGGTTGATGCAAATGGAAAATATTAAAGCACAAGCTGATTCTAATGCTCAAGCAGCTCAAGCTGCAGCACAAGCTGAAATCCAAAAACAACAAGGAATAGCTGGTAGTAAAGTTCAGGTTAACGAAGCACAATTAAAATTTGATGTTCAAAAGTTAGAAATTGAAGCGCGACTTAAAAAAGAATTAATGCAACATGAGTTTGAACTTAATATGCAATTAAAGCAAATGGAAACTGAAAATTTAAAAACTAAAGAAACTGGCAAAGAAGATCGTAAAGATGAGAGAACTAGAATTCAAGCATCGCAACAATCTGAATTAATAGATCAAAGAAAAAAAGAAACTCCACCTAAAAATTTTGAATCCGCTGGATTTGATAATTTAGGAGGTTTTGGTTTAGAGCAATTTGAACCACGTTAAAATTAACATTATTTTATAAAATTATATTATGGCAAAAATAGAAACAAAAAAAGAAGATACAGTTAAAAAAACTGTAGAAGCTCCCATGGGAGAAAAGGTTACGGTAAAAGAAACACCTAAACCAAAAAGAATGAAAAATCTTGGTGTAGAAGATAAAACTATTAAAGTGAATCTTAAAGAACCAAAAAAAGAAACTGTAGAAAAACCTACAGATGAGAAACCTCAAGAAGAACAAGTTGATGATAAAGTTATTGAAGAAGTTCAAGAAAAAGTGGAAGAGAAAAAAGAGGTTAAAGAAGAAACTGAACAACCAGTTTTGGAGGAAATTACAGATGAAAAAACTACCGAAGATGTTGTGGATAAAGTTGAAGCAGTTGAAGAGGTGGTTGAAGAGGCTGTAAAAAAATCAGAAAAAACTGGAGAAGATTTACCAGAAAATATTCAAAAAGTTGTAGACTTTATGAATGAAACTGGTGGCGATCTTGAAGATTATGTAAAATTAAATCAAGATTACAGTAAATTAGATAATATGTCTATATTAAGAGAATATTATAAACAAACTAAACCTCATTTAAATAATGAAGAAATTGGTTTTTTAATAGATGATTCATTTAAATTTGACGAAGAAATTGATGAAGAAATAGACATTAAAAGAAAGAAATTAGCGTTTAAAGAGCAGGTTGCCAACGCTACAAACCACCTGGACGGGTTAAAGTCCAAATACTATGAGGAGATTAAATCAGGGGTTAAGTTAACTCCCGAACAACAGAAAGCGATTGATTTCTTTAATAGATATAATACGGAGAATAAAGAGTCTCAAAAAATAGCAGAACAACAAAAGTTTACATTTTTAAATAAAACTGATAAAGTTTTTAACGACAAATTCAAAGGTTTTGAATATAATGTTGGTGAAAAAAGATATAGATTTAACGTAAGCGATGTAGATAAAGTTAAAAGTACCCAAAGCAACATTGAGAATTTTGTATCTAAATTTTTAGATAAAAACAATGTTATGAGTGATGCAAATGGATACCATAAATCATTATTTACAGCAATGAATGCAGATGCTATTGCGAATCATTTTTACCAACAGGGCAAAGCTGATGGTGTTACAGAAGTTACTATGGATTCCAAAAATATAAATATGGATCCTAGAAAATCAGGAACAACTATAGTGGATACTGGTGGTATTAAAGTAAAAGTACTTGGTGATGATACTAGTAAACTCCGATTTAAAATTAAAAATTAAAAGTTTAATAAATAAAAATTAATAATTATGGCAATTACAAGTCCAAGTCCGTACAGCGTAAGGCCTCATCCAATTAAAGCAACACTTAGTAGCAATTATATTGATTTCTCAAGTGCAACTGGAGTTAATTGGGGTCAACAATACGCACCGGATTTATTAGAAAAAGAAGCTGAGGTTTTTGGAAACAGAATGGTCTCAGGTCTTCTTGAAAAAGTCGGAGCTGAAGAAGCTATGACTTCCGATCAAGTAGTTTGGTCGGAACAAGGTAGATTACATCTATCTTATGAGGGTGATCACGATGCGAGTACTGATGGTAAAATTACCATCACCGATGATTGTGATGGTAACTCAATTGATGCTGCTGGAGAAGGAGCACACTCAATCAGAATAGGAGATACTGTTTTAGTATCAGATGCTAATTCCACCGTAAGGTGTTATTGTGCAGATCCTGCATCCGGTAACGCTGATATTATACAGGTTCATCCTTACT